AAGATTTAATTGTTGTCTGATGCGTGGTATATCTTCTTTATCCATTTCACAGTGCCACCCACATACTTCACAACCAGAATACCAGTCGCCTCCCCAAACCCCTGCTTCAGCAGGCTGCTCCCATATTTCTTGTTTGCAGTAAAAGCATTCAGTACTCATTCGCTCACCTCTTCTAATCCAAGAACCGTTTCGTGTGAATCTTCCCATAGCGCAAGCGCAGCCATCTTGATACATTGCCAGTCATCACACGCATAATGAGATGTAGGACAATAGATATTATCTTGAGTGGTTGCTTTGTTTTCGCAATTGCTACATAATGGAGATTCATCAGTCATTCAACCACCTCATCTATTTTTACTGGGTATGCTTGGCTTTTATCTAACCCCGCAAAGTATTGTAAAACTTCAGCTTGGGTGCATTGCCACTCCAAACAATAGTCTGCTATAAACTCAGTGTGCATTCTCTGACAATTTCCACAAGGACATACATTTTCCCATTTGCGACAGACCTCACACTTACCATCTTTATACTCGTGAGTATGTTTCATATCGTCACTCATCCGTAAATCACCTCACCGAATAAAGCAAATTGAAGAAATAAATCAGATGTGATAGCATCACCAGATTCAGATATTAAATCATGAAGGTGCCTCTTGTTATCCATATCGGCAATCCCCTCAATTCCTTGAATTAGAGCATTTCTATCCAACATATATTCCACTCCATCGGCTTTGATAAACAAGTGGCCATTGGTAAGGAATGGTATTTGGTGTATGTATCTCCATGATTGTGTAGCGATACAAGCGTTTAGTTTGCCAGATTCCCATGTTTGTGCAATCCCTAAGGTTCTTGCTCGTCTTGCTTCCATAGTATCAGGGATTCTGCATTGGTCTATCCAATAATTTGAACCACCTTCAAACGCACCGCATAATAAGCTCCACGCAGTATCTTCGCTAATATAGTGAGTGCAACCGAAGTTGCAGTCAATCCCAATTAAGTTCTCGCTGTAATCATTCATCTTTTATATCTCCTTTTTTTTCATCGTTTTTATTGTCTTCAAATGTTGTTCCAAGTATATAGTCCACCGCTCGCTGCGCTTTACTACCTGCTTGAATAATTGTTTTTGGATTTGACTTCAATTGCTTGAGCCAATGTGCTATGTATGATACTTGGTTTTCTAAACCATCCTCCAACGCATCGGTTGGAAGAATATTGTGGTGGCGACAAAGAAGGGATGCACCCATCTCCGCTACCAATTCCTCGAAAGCATACTCATCACTTCCCATACCCATACCCATCTTACGATTTAAACGCTTCCGGTGTCCGGTTGAGTGAACTGATTCGTGAAATAGTGTAGGCATATAAGCATAACCAGAAGGGAATGCTATTTTATCTGGCATTTGAATGTGGTCTGTTGAATAGCGATAGAAGGCTCGTTCACCACCTTCGGCAAAACCAATACCCTCCGACTCCATCCAATCGTGCATTTCCCCTTCAATTCTTTCTTGAATCTCGGTAAAGGTTGGCATTTCATCCTCCGTTGGCTTCTCAATGATTGGGGCAGGTATGTTGGTATCACTTCTTCCGAACACTTTATGCCACTTGAGTAAAGGAATCATGTTAATTTCATCGGGATTGTCCTTGTCTTCTAATTTCAACATGGTGAAATAAACAACAGTTACAGCCTTTGCACCTTTCTGAACTCCGTAGTATGTGGTAGTCTTCTTGTAGGATTTGCCGTCTTTATCGGTAGCCATCTCAAACTCACCATTTTTGATAGCGTGTTTGCGACCAACCTCAGACCATTGTTTGAATGATGCAAACTCAAAGTCAATCGAGCATAGACCCAAATAAAACTGATTTACACCCCGATAAGGTTTCTTTGAAACCACATTATGAGCAAGACCACTTGTGCATTTGGAAGTATCCCAAGGCCTTAGCCAAGGCTTCTCGCCCTTTTTGATTGCCTCGCTTACAAGGTCAGCCATTTCTTTAATTACTTTGTCTCGTGCCAAATTGGACTTAGATTTATTCGTTTTTTTTGTCATCTGGTTTTCCGCCTATATGAGTATTGGTCGTTGGGGTTTATAAACATTCCGGTAGCAACTGTGACTCGCTTACTGCACAAGGTTTTCGTCTGCAGCTTTTCGGGATAAGTTTTTCGCCCTATATTTTTCTGCTCCAAAAATTGAACCAGATATTTTTTGTTAGCCAAGATATAATGATGAGGTTTGGCTTGGTCTCGTAAAAATGAGATAAATTGGTTTGTTGAAGATAAAAATAACATAGTAACTCAACCCACCCATTTAGAGATGTTGAACAATAAGACAGATGTTGATTTAAGCATCAGACCACCTTATTCTTACAGCCGCAATCATTCCAGTCCACCCAAGAAGTTGAGCCGTCATTATCCAGACCATAAATTAGAGATTTACAATGTATGCAAGTAAATAATTCATTTTCATCAAGAGTTGTAACATGAAGGGCAGTGCCACATACGCAGTAAGCATTCTTAGCAAATGTCTTATAAGTTCTTGTATGGTCTGGCCTATCTTCTGCTCGGCAACGATGACATACTACTACTACTTCACTCATCAGAAACCCCCCAGATTTGATACTCGGTAGGAAGGTGAGGGAAATTGCATTCAGGGCATCGAGACTCAATATCATCCTCAGATACTGAACAATGAGTAATTAGAGTGTTGCATGGTATTTTTGCTGGAGTTACTCCAGCAACCTGATTAATACAAATGAATGACACGAAGAGTTTTTTACGAACATAAGTTGGCTCGCTCGCATGAACCCACCCATGACTTGAAGTTTCTCGATTAGGCATCAGAAACCATACTCCATTTCAGCCATTTCTTGCACTATTAATTTCATCTGTTCTTCAACCCACTTTCTTACTTCTGCATAAGAAGTGTGTATCGGTATAATTGAGTCACTTGCTTCATCATAAGATTCATTAGTTTCTCCAGCACATATGTTCCTGTTCTTGCCTGCTATCAGTTCTTTGTGCTTCACTATTACAGCTTGTAGTATATCCTCAACAACAGAATCAATGTTGCACCCAGTTAAGGGGGAACACCAACTTACTTGACCGGCATGATGAAACTCAGTATCGGCACTTGAGCCACAATTCTCGCACTTCATCGGTAGTCCTCCGGATAACAAGATGCACAAACACAGCCAACAAAACAAAGTTTTTCTTCAGGAACTTCAATTTTAACAAGTTTCCTAATTTTCATTCTATTGCTTATGTAGGTGAACTTGCACCTTAGGCATTCCTCAAGGTTATACCCAAAAACATTCTTCCTGAATGCCACAGCTGAACTGCGACATCTTCTGCATCGTATATTTTCATCTATTATATTTTCACTCATCTTATTTTCACTCCTTATTTTCATTCACCACTTTCTTTTATCGTTCTTATCTTCATTTCTTTTTTTCCCACACCAGCAACACTGCCAAGTAAACTTCACAGGATTGCTTGAGGTTATGTATATCTCATACTCGTGAATATGAGCCCAACCATTATTGTTAAGTGGTTTTTTAAATCCATCTTCATCTCTTTTCTTTGCTTTGTAATCCATCTTAATTTCCTCCAAACATCTTATCGCCCCATAACAAAACTTGCGCTGAATATCTCGAGACAACCCAAAGTTTCTGCCGGAAGGGTTTCACATAGATTCCCCTGAAGATATTTTCATATTCTTCGCATACTTTTCTGGTCTCGTCTGACATACCACTCTTGAGCCAGAATCGGACAGTCATCTGCATACTATGAGCAAGTGACCTGATTATATCTTCTTCATTCATAGTAATAAGGCTCCGGCTCAGGCACATAAGGTAGGATTACTAAATAGACCTCTAAGGATTTATCAAAAGAGAAGCCAGTAGGGATATAACCTTCAGGGTAGGTTGATGAGACTGTATCGTCACCACCAAGTAACTCAAGGGAATCCGAGTTGGTTGTGCCAGCTTTCTTGTTGGCATTGTAAAACTCAATAAACTCTACTGCTTCTTCTCGGGTATAGAAGGAAGTCCATTGAACAAATCGAGAACAACCGCCCCAAGTTCCTCCTTCTTCTGGCCCAAGATATTGTCGGCTTTCTTGAGTCATCATTACATACCAAGCTCCTGGTCTATAACTTCCATCAATTAAGGCGAATGTATAAAAAGAAGATTCATTTTCCATTTGGTCTCGTAGACCACTTCTCTTGTAGCCTGGCCAATCTCCATCTTCGTCACCATCGAGGTAGTTAGGGTGAGTTTCAAGGAATGCTTCCATTTTCTCATCTATCCAAGCTTGTCTTGTTTGCCCCATAAATGCTGGTCTCAAAGCCTTTTCTTGAGAATATTTACCCATCTCATAGTCATGCCATACAAGGTCAGTCCATCTGCGCAGCTGCGCAGGATTTTGCTCCAGTTTTCGTATTTCAGTTTTTTCACTCATTTTTCTCATCTCCATTTTCTTCTTCATATTTTTTTACTTGTGCTTCTCTCCAGTATTGGAAGACATGACTCCATATAAAGCGAGCTCCATCTTCGGCTACGCCATATAAGATGCAGCAGTCTTGCACAATTTCTTCAGGTGCATGAGCAGATTTACAATGTGAGTCAACCCTATATAACTTAAGTCTTTCCTTTGGCTGTCTGCTCTCAGGATAAAGACCTGGTCTTGCACTGGTATTACGAAGGCAAGTTCTTGAGGTGATGCAATCACGCTCATACATAGGTTCTTTTCTTGTCTTCATATCAGCCCACCTTCTCCACATACTCATCCTCTAAATCTTTAAACCATTCATCATGCTTTCCCTTCGCTTCTTCTTCTAAGTTGCGCTGGTGTAATAAAACTCCTGCGGTATAAGCTATTCTTGGATTTTTATGTTCAGTTAGCAACGCTAAATCTTCCTTAATAAATCTAATGTTTCTCCAAGGATTATCTTCATTTTCACACATCATAATCACCTCATGTATTTTGACTCTACCACTTTATACTTGGTTTTGTCAAGCAAGCATCTGCAAAGCCCTTGTGTGCAAGCAGGCGAATGTTGAATAGAGAAAAGCTCCTCACAACCGCTGCACTTCCAAATATGAAGTTCGCCTCGAATATCACAGTTTCTTCCGGCAACCCAGACAATGGGCTTCAAAATAGGACAACAAGAGAAGCGATATGATTCAGTTGTTATAACTAATCTTCCTTGATTCTTAAACAGATAAGGTATATCGTTACGAGCAGTTCGAGATGCTGGCATCCCAATAAATGAGTGTTGCTCACTCATTAGCAACACACCTTCCTGTAAACTCCTTGTTCCAGTGATACTTGCACATTATACCTCGAGAGGTAATGTATTCTCCCTTGTCATTAGACTCTCCAACACAAAGAGAACACTCGAGATTAATATCCCTCTTAACTTTTGCACCTAACTCATCTTGTATGCGGGTATTGTCTTGAGCATTTTTGACAAGCAATCTGAGCCAATGTAACTCACACAATACTCCTTGAGATGTTACATATTCTCCATCTGGCTCGAAAAACTTTTCTCGACAGTGGGCGCAATCAGTTTTCTCCTTAAGCCGGTAGGCCACTTCATCTTCTATTTTATAGTAATTCTTCATCTTCATCATCTCCTTCAATGTCAAGCATCTTAAGCATTTCTTTTAATGCTTCATCAGTCCATTTCTCATTCTTAACTGCTTTCACATGAGTTTGTTTGATTTTCTCGCAGACATCTGCAAGTACTTCAGAATATTTCATATCTGTGTCTCGCTCATCAGGGCTTGGTGTTTCACAAGCACAAGCTTCAAACCTGCGACCCCATGCGAAGATGGGCTTGCCAATGTGTTTCCAACATGAGTTACAATAAACTAATTCACTCATGATTCATCACCTCTAATTGTTATCCCTAACAATCTTAGAGCACATTCATTACAGACAAGATTATGACCCATGTCAGTTCTATTGTCGCACTTAGGGAAGCTGCAATACATGAAGCCAGCTGATGTATCGGAAGTCATTCATTTCCCTCCAAGATGTCTCGGGCGGCACATCCCATGCCTGAGAAAAAGTTCCTCCAACAGAAGCCTTCTTCTTCTTGCATTTCATCCGTAGGCCATGAGCTTAAGACCTTCAAGGCTCGCTTGATTCTGTCTTCTGCAATCCGCCTATCCTTAAGAATAATATCTATCCCACTCATTCATTCCACCTCAGTAGGTCTGCAGCGCATGGAGAACAATTGCCTTGCTTGTTCACATAACCAACAACTCCCTTGCATTCTTTGCATAGAGGGAAGGTAAAGAATCCATTATCTAAACTCATACATCAAACCTCAGTGTAGTGGTGTAAGTGACTGACAAATATAATTTGCCTGGAATATAGCAATCTGAGCATACACGCATTCCCTTAGGATTTTCATATACACAAGTGATGTTGTTAAGCTTGATACAACAATGATTAATTGCCTTACTCATATTGCATCACCTGCGATAAAGTCCTGTAAGAACGCTTGCTGTAATTGAAGTTGCTTTGCCATCATCATCTGAAGCCTAACCGCTTTGAGTTGAGCTATACCAATAGAAACTGACCCGTAATCAGATAAGATAAAGTCAAAGACTGAGGATGCAACATCTCGAACATTCCAGACGCTGCCCATGTGCCAAGATATCTGATTTAGATGGTCTTGCACTTGTTCCTTTTCCTCAGGTTGCCTATCCGCACCAGCTCCATCCCAATAAGCAATCTTGGTCTTTGTGACCCATGTGCCTCCGGTATATAGAGGTGACTTAACACCTAAACCAATTTCAACTTGATAGCATGAATCTGTCCTGAATGTTACTACTTGGAGACCGATTCTTCCATCGGCCACACAAACTTCATAACGACAGCTTCTGCCATTTCTTTCTATCTCCTCGAGGGAGAAGTAATCCTTGTTATCATACAATTTTTTCACTTCCGTTTTTTTATCTTCAGTTGTTTTTTGGGGAGACAAGATATTACCGATTACTGTAAGTTTTCTGTCGTTCCACCTAATATGAGATTATCGTCAAACTATATAAACCTATGGGGTTCGTGCATCATATATGAGTTAACCGCTCGGGTGCGGAGTTCCGGCTCTTTGCCTTGTGTAACTTCGGGGATAAGATGGTAGTCTTGTATTGATTGGCTGGAGATTTTCTGCATGGATTTACTGTCTTACTATTTTAATATATGAGAAGACGAGGGGCGATACCTTATAGCGAGATGTTAAACAAACTCCTACTATGAAACACACTCGACCCGCTTTTTTTGAGCACGATTTGATTTTCGGTGTTTTCGTTATATCTCAAGATTTTAATCTTCTGCCAAGCAATAGCGAGTATTTTTCGAGAGTCTCGAGATTTATAGCATTTCTGCCTTGATTAAAAATAAGTCAAAAAAAAAATGGAGCTCCCCTCAAGGCCTCAGCCTCAAGGGGAGCGAAACGAGACTTACTTTTGTGCTCGGCTTGTGAACGCATTCACAAGTTTACTTGAATGGAAAGAGCTTCCAGAATCAGACTTGACTCAAGGCTAATATTTCCGCTTGGAGCTTTGCGCTTTCAGCCATCTTCTCTTCGAGAGCGGCCTTGTTCGCAATTTTCTCAGCAGGTGTCATTGCCTTAACTGTGCCATCAATGAGTCCGTTCAATCGAGCTATCTGCAGTCCGAAATCCGCCTTCAAATTAATGAAGACAGATTTTACACGAATTGCTTCTGAGCACATTGAAGTGAAGACTAACAACGCCGCCTCGAGGGCGATTACCATAAGGCTCGCCTGATAAGGGGAGAATGTTACCATCCCTCGGTTTTTCTCATCAACTGCAAGAGCTGCTGCTTGTAGCACCAGTTCTTCGTCAATCATCTTCTTGTTAGCATCCAGGTAATCTCGGTTGCGCATCTTCATTACCTTCCACTGGTTCTCGGTGGGTGGCAAGTAAGTTACAGCAACAGCTTCAGCTGGTGGTGCTTCCTTTGCTTCTTTCTCCGCTTTCGGATTTTTCTTATCTTGTTTCATTATTTTTTGCCTCCTTTTTGTAGGGCTGGTCTTCACTTTGCCCATGATAGTCTTACGCATCACTACTATATATAGATGCCGGTATAGGCAAGTGCGGTGCATCATCATCGAGGCACGAGCTAAATGGCGTATTTTCGTTTTACTTAACTGCACGATTTTACTTAAGTTTTTTTCGAGCTCAACTCAAATAAAAAACTTGAGGCGGCGGCCAAGATAGAGACTGCATTAAACTGTGCGATATTTAAAAAATAGTTTTCGAGACATTTATTCCCCCCACCCCCAACCATCCGATGAGGTGGAATGTGATACACACTCGTATATCCCTTTAACTCGCTAAAACTCAATCGTGATGCACCCCACTTCGGCCATACGCAGGGTATATATGCAATGCCCCCGATGTCTTGTTATGGCGGAACGACCCGACACACCCCCGATGCCCGACTTGCGATTGACCTCTGATTCTCGAATCCCCACCAACTTGGGGAACATAATCGGCAATTGCGATACTTGCGATAGACCAATTACTCAATACATCAATGTGGCTGGGTGCGACGGTGGCAATGAACTCCTTTGCTCACCTTGCTACGCCGACTATTATGATGACGATTGCATCCCTCATGATGACACCGAATGCTGGGATGACCACGCTGCAACTGTCGCCAAATACAATCTTCAAAAGTTAGGCAAACAACAAACACTTGACTGCGGCTGCATTCTTATGGACTTCGCATTCTTTGCCCAAACTGATAGTCATAGAACTGTCTTAAAATATGAAATCCACCTGTGCGGCGCACACCGAATCTGGTGTGAACCAAAGATTCTTATGGCCGATGTATGGGGCTCACCAAAGGATGAATGCTTTCACTGCGATGAATGGTTCTCGGAAAAGACAATGATGCTCGGTAATAACGACTCAAAATATTGTTTAGACTGTTATACCAAAATACATCTTGCTAAACCAATTTGTCTTCGCTGTGGTTATTATTCTGAAGGGCCTTGTCTTTCTGCCACCGGCGACCTTTGCTCACCAAAACCTGTTAATTATGGGGTTGATTTATCTTGAATCCTGATATGTGCTGCGGCTGCTCCGAATGGTTTCCTTCCGATGAAATGGTGGATATACCTTATGTAGGCCACCCAACCTTCACAATGCTTGCTTACTGCAAACCATGTGTTCGTGTTGTAAAAGTCTTGGCTGATATTAAAAAGCTCAATGCAAAAATGGCCGCTGGTAATTACACCGTCACTTCCTACAACAAAGATGGCTCATTCTCACATTGTCTTTGTGGGCATGACCCTTCTGAAATTGCTACACCTGAATGGTTGTATATGACTGAATTATGTGGTTGCGACTGCGCATCCTACGGTGCTTAATCAATTGATGGTAACTTGTATCACCCACCATCAGCTCGGGCTGGCATCCCTAACTGCCTTCATGTTTTGTAAGGCGTAGCATTGCATGAAACTTAACAGTCGTCACACAAGCGGATAAACTGCACGATTATTTGTGAAGTTTTTTCGTAGGCTTTAAACTTGCCTAACTCGACGAGGCGGCAAGATGAATAAAGTGCGTTTAGCTCGCTATACTTGCCTAATAGAACATTATATATGCTACTACCCCCACAGCCTAACATGGTCGCAACGGCGGCCATCCAAAAAAACAGGAGGCAAAAATAATGAAAGAAGATAAAAAAACGAATGAAATTGTATGTGGTTGCGGTCATGTTCTATCAAAGGAACATTACGAATGGCACATAAGGCAATTTGGTGAAATACATGGTTGCGGGTGTCGTGAATGCGACTACTGCGGTAAGTTATGTGGTGACGGGGAATCTGAAGATGTATCGGAACAACCTACTCCGCAAGCCTACAAATGTCGGGAATGTTTAACCCCGCAAATACCTGAAGTGTGGATTATGTCAAACAGGGAAGTTGTAACGCTACAATTAGTGGCACACAACCTACAAGTTAACTTTGACCCACGCCACACAACCGATTGTGAAATAAAGTTAATCTGCGAAGTTGGATTAGCGCATCACATCGGCGGCGGAATACCTGAAGTTTTAACGGGCATTCTAAAGGGTATGTTTGGTAATGGTGTATTAGATGCAGTTGAGGCGGAATTACACTTTAGGTATGGTATGGATTTAGTCACTACAAATGACTACACACACTTCCCGCCAACCCACGATAGGTCATATTGAACTGAAGTGATACCATGACTATTAAGATAATGTTTGAATCGGTGGGATATTCCCCACATTAAGTTCACCTATTGGATTTAACTTTTTTATCGCTTTTTTACATATGCTAAGGATTCGCCGTCTTTCGAGTTTCTGACAGTGAAATATACTGCACGACTTGTCATAGTTTTTTTTCGAGACCTTATCCTAAAAACTTGAGGCCGGAGGCGCACCTCATATAATACCACCAAAGCTCCACTAAGACGCCCAATATAAACCTTTATACCCACATACCCCCAGCAGTGGTTGTAGCGGGCGACAATAACAAAGCCCGATGCGACTAAAAAGGAGGTAAAAAACATGAATAACGAAAATAAACAATTGAAGAATATAAAATTGAATGAAAAGGAAATGGCGTTTCTGAAGTTGGTGTGTGTTAGCAATAATCTAACATACCCAACCACAAACGACGAATTAATAAGTGCGCTGGAAAGCAAAATACCTATTGGTGTATCAATGGTGGTATTAAAGCAATACTACGAACAAGAAATTGTCCGTATGCAAATACTACTACGGGCATACAAGGTATTTGACCGACAACAAAAGGGCAAAGCACTAATGAAGGCCGACTTTGAAAAGCGACATGGTATCACTGTGAAGTGCTTTGTGTGCAATGAAATGGTTCATCGTGATGAAGTTATTTCCGAATACACATTAGAACATTCATATGTGACTGGGGAAGCGGGCTACTACGACCACCGTTGTAAATCACACAAACTTGTTGGACACACCTATAAAAATGAAAAGGATGGAAGGAAAAAAAGCATAATCATTCTTTGTAATATGTGTGAAGAAGTTATCAATGGTGCGGCTGGCGAAGATTACTTTAACTATGACGACTCCGAAGACGGATTGTTAGTGTTTTGTAGGTCATGCGATTGGGAATATAACGCACCACCAAGTCTTTGAATAAATAGGTGGTAATATGAAAAGGTTCTTCCAATATCAATCCGGTGGGATTCCCCCACCATAAGGTCACTTTTTGACAACAACATGACAACCAACACATCAGGCGAATGCGTTTTTTGAAGGAAAAATATACTGCACGAGTTAGCGAGTTTTGTTTTCGAGTAATCTTATCCCATCCCCTTATCTTGGGGGGCGGCTTAACTAATACCACCAAAGCTCGTAAAACTCACCCAATCCGAACCATTATATGCTACGGCGTGTATGGGTAACTAACCCAAAAGGGGGGAAAACCGAAAATGAAAAACTTAGAAATATACGAAAACAACGATGAAAAAAGCGGCTTAATTATCATGCCCTACGGTCAAATTGCTATGGCAATTCGTGGATATGATGATGAGTTTTGCATGATGATGAACTTAGGAACAAACTTTGATGGTATGTGCATACCGATGGGTTATTGGATAGTGCCTGAGTTTGATATACCAAACCAACCCGACGACCATTTTATTATGATTGATTTGGTGTCTGAGTTTTGGATTGTCAATAACAATTTGTGCTACGCATATGACGCAATTGTTGGTGCAACTCTTTATGATTATCCTTTACCCCGTTAAATAAAAACTTAGGTGATTGTATGAACTTAAATAATACTATAAATGTATTCACAACCATACCACCTCCTTTTTTATTCAAAACTCCCCGTAAGTCACCGAACTTATAAACTGCACAGAAGACATTTTGTTTTTTTCGAGACTAATCCCCACCCCTAACTCGGGGGCGGCTCTAAGATAAATAGGTTGCTATCTCGTAAAACTTGCCGAATCGCTACCATTATAGGGTGTGGCGTGTATGGGTATGTAGCCCCGACGGGGTAGGAATGATTAAAAATGGAAAATAAAAACTTGGGATTGAAAGAAATAGAATATAAGTTTATATGGTTATGTAAAACTTGCGGAAAAGATACGGTGTCAATGATGACGGCGTTCTCGTGGGATGGAAACATGGATTATATGGTAATAGACTTGTCCGAATTAGAACGACTTAACGCATACGAATTGTATTGTTGGGTATGTGACGACTTGTGCGCCTATGACTTTGATGAAAACGGTGTAGCAATCTCATAATATTGAATAAAGTTAGGTGATTAGAATGAATGTGAATGCGAATACAAACTTAGGGGGTGTGCCATGAAGTTACTTTTTTAACAAAACTGGTTTTAAGGTATGCCGAGATACTGCACGATAAGCAGTTTATTTTTTTCGAGGGAGGTCAGGTATCGTTGGCTTAAAAAAGCCTATGTTAAATATGACAAATAAAAAAACCGATGACCGCCATTTCCCTATGACGGCCACCGGCCTACGGTTGGGGTGGACATTATTCGCCCGCCACCCCATCGGGTCGTTGCCGGATTTGCACCGAATGATTATCCTAAATCATAGTTCCTTTAGTGCATCCTTTAGTGCTTTGATTTGTTCGTTCAATTCGGCCTTTGCCTTTGCTTTGATAGCGGCTTTTGACATGGTTAGCAATGTGACGGATTCAATTAATTCGTCAATCTTTTGCGCTATATCCACTTTTGCACCAAATCGGTGTGCTACGGCATCATATAGGGCTTTGTTTGCTACTAATAGGCCTAATACGGCGACCCATTCGTTTTTGGTCATTAGCGTGTCCACAAATTGCATTAGGTTTGTAACTAAATTATTTACATCCCGAATACGCATTCGTAGGGTTTCATTCATCGTTTTTTTGGCTACTTTTTCATCGGACATATTTATCACCGGTGGGGTCTTTGCCCCTAAATATAAATATACGCCCATAGTATATAGTATGTTCGTGATACTTTTCTGAACAACCGGAGAAAGGGTATATATACCTGGACTTTTCGGCGACCCAAATCGGCACTACCAAGCGAGGATGGTGGAGGCCAGCCTTTATATACCTGGAACTTCTGGGTGACAAAATCCGACTTTTTTTAATAATAAGGGAAAGCCTTACCCTATGCCAAAGAAGAGAGAGCAGGGCGGTGTTACTGATAAGACTGCAGGTTATTGTGAGACTGCAGCATTCTCCAAATGTTTTTTTCGTAAGGCAGAACCAATCCCAACATAAGTTGAAATGAAAATACTGCACGATTTACTGCACAGTTTTTCGTTATATTTTTCGAGGGATTATCCTTTACCCCATCCGGTATAGTAATGATTGTTTTACTACATCAAAAAAAAGAAAAGCAAAAAGCAAAAAAAAAGGGTAGCCCCCACCGATTGCGCACAACCGATAGGGGCGAAAGGGTGGCGTAACACCCTAACATCAACGCATTGATGTCTATATTTGAATTATTGAATTAGTAGTGTTTATTCAAACAACATACGCTTTGAAAAAAGCCATTGTTCTTTTATATTCCACTAAACATTCGTCACATAGATAGATTGTTGGATAATCTATTATCATGTGGGTTGGTCGCCCAACAATGAAATTACAATTGTTAATATCCAAGAAATCTTTTACCATTGTGGTTTTTCCTAAATTAAACGCTTTGTCAATACATTGTGAACACGCCATGTTTATTTGTGTTATAGCCATCATATCACCCCCTTTGGTCGGCCTTTCATTTGTTTTGTTAGGTAGTATCATTTCAATCAATCCTTTCAATATTCGTCTTTGTCGGTTGGGTCATATTCAACATGAAAATCATCGGCATCCAATCCCCTTTCAAATCCACACCATTGACATGAAACCCATCCATCAATGGATTCTAAAATATCATAATCATGGTCGCATGATGATTGATTGCATAATTCCCCGTCAATGTGATGGGTCATACATTGGTCGCATTCATCCCCGTTTTCATCGGTGGTAGGTTGTTGCGTCTTTGCTAATCGGTGGCCAATAGACGCAACCATACGGTGTATTTGCGCCGGTTCTATATCATCACCATTGGTATATCCAAAGGTTAGTGATGGTATGTTGCCAATATCATAGGTTGCCAACATTTCATTATTGATGCTAAAGTGTGCATCAAACATGAAAAGTGCTTTCATGGTGGTGGTCGGTTTGGGTTTGGTTTGGGTTTGGTTATCCATATTCGGGGGGTGTGCAAACCATTCCGTTTGCCCTACCCTTTCCCGTAGGTGGTCGCACTTTGGCGGTGGTGTGCGACCCTAACCACATTCTAACGGATTTGCACCGTATGATAGTCACCTATCATTCCTTTTTGCCCGCACCACCTTTGCCCTTTGCCAACAATGCTTTCAATGCTTTTGCATCCTTTGCCATTTGCTTTTCTAATTGACTAATTAGCATAGCATTCTTTTCATCATCGGTCATTGACATATCAATCAATGTTGCTATCATAGCGTTTAGTTTGGCCACCGGTGATGATGCCGTATTAGGGCACACATCAACCGCTAAAGTCCAATTTTGAACCTTTGCCATAGCCAAATAGGCTTTCAACATAGCCCTAACCAATACCAATTCAACCTTTGCATATTGAACGCCAATGGTCATAGTTTGATACTTTGTCCACCCGTTAGCATGGATATTATCCATGATGTTCATTATACCGTTTAGATAGTCCAAAACACGCATTTTATACCATGCTTTGTCCGTTCTAATTGGTTCTTTCCCTTTTACCGTATTCATAGCAACAATTGCCGCTATACCTACTATTCCTATTGTTTTTGTAACTATGACACTTTTCAAAAGTGCGATAATTACCAATATCATTTCAATCATGGTATCACCCATAGAACAAATCCGAATCGCATCACACATAGTATGTGTCCAATTTGGTTCGCCCATAGCGAATGGTGGTGATGCCCACCTATAAAGGATGCACCAAAAACTCCAATATAACGCCCATCTCGAACGCCCACCACCTCGCTCAATTTTTTTTAATTTTTTCAAAAAGTAACATATTCTAAATAAGCTCATGGTCTATCATTAGCCATGTTGAAATGCTCAATATGCAATTATAATGGAGAGAGGTGGGTAATAACGGGGGCTGTATTTGAATTAGAGAGTTCCTCGCTTTATTACGAGTTTCAATGTCCGGAGTGCGACTCTTTGGATATTGAGATATTAATCGCCGAAAATAACAAATCTTCCCGAACCCGATGAATTGCCGCCCCATGAAGTTCCTGAGACTTTTCTTGTAGCCATAGGCAATCTCCCAGAATCAATATGTGTCATTTGGTCTATTGCGTGAGCAAATGCCATAACCGTATCATTATGCTTGCCCACATCAGTAATAAGCCCTTCCTTCCATACATGGTGGTCTAATTCTTCTAATATGACATTTACAACCCTACGAGTTGCATCGTCGCCATAGGGGAATATTACTTTCTTTTGCTCGAACCAAACTCGAAGACGATTCATCAATGCCTGCTTTAATGCACGATTTGAAACCTTGCTTTGGCGATAATCAACCGTTATTCCCTTTTGCACTAATAGGGATTCATAGAGTCTTTGAAATCCAACATCTTCTGCAGCGATAGGGCTTTTATATTTTTTAGACCACTCGCCTAACATCTCGGCTTGTTTATCCGGTGCGAAGTCATTCCTACGCCACATATTAACAAAGTGAACAAACCCTTGTGCATCTTGGCGCAAGACAACCATAACGGTATAATCTTGCCCCAATCCTTGAGATGGGTCAAAGCCTATCATATATTTACCTTCCTCTTTGTTATCCCAGTGGATTACATCATTAGTGTCCATATGCGCTCGAGTGTGTTCCCTACGGAATGCTTGAGCTTCATCATCAACAACCTTACATAAATATTCTTGGGTAAATGCCAATTCACCGATAGCGGCTCGTTGTTCCATTAGGAAGGCAATAGGTCTTTCCGCCTCCCAAAGTGCAATAGGCTTAACTGTATTATCCGCCTTATGTTCCTCCCAATTAGGGATTGCAGATGTAATGGTGCTTTTCCAAACATCATTTGATAGCATCTCCGTATGGTAAAGGTCAGTCATAGCCATAGGTGTTCCCACTACGAAAATTGAAGTTTGTGGGGATAACATAGGGGTGATTTTCTTCCTAAACCAATGTCTAAGGTTATTTGGGGATTGGTCGCCTATATCATCCAATACATCGTCAAAAACAATACGGGCTGGGTGCTCACCTCGAATAGCCGCCCCTACACCGGTTGCTCTAATCCAAGAACCGTTTGTAAAATGAATTGCGTGTTTATTACCCCTTCTTGGGTCAATTAAACTACGAAGTTGTGGATGCCTTTTCATATCCTCCCTAATTTCTTCTAATCGGCGCATAGCAAGGTCTTTACTTGCAGAAAACAACCAAGTGGTAAATGGTTTGTTGCGCCACTTTTCAAATAGACAAGACCAAAGCACTGCTACCCTTAGTGTGGTGGATTTTGAGTGGTCTCGTGGTGCGATAATACAAACCCTATGAACAATAGAATCTCCTCTTTCACCGTAAAGTTTCATCCAATCTTCAATGTGCTCACCCCATGAATAACCAAGCCATTGATAAAAATACTTGGGGTCTTTCTTACTTCTCTTTAACGATAAAGTTTCTCCTATTTTCATTCTTCTTCCTCCGGATAACGCACTACCCTCATAGTGCCACAATATACTCTTTTACTTAATTTTTTACACCATTTTCTATGAGAAGTATATCGGCATACAGCTGTAAAGCCGCACTCCCGACACTTTCTTTCAACAGACCAAACAATACCAGCCCCTATTGTCATGTATGCCTCACCGGACTAAATATACTACCAATTAACCCAAGTTCTTTATCAATTATGTGTGCTGCAAGACCAGCCTTTGCTGTTGTGTAACCTGCTCGGTAGTGGTAACGGTCATGGCCAGCCAAAGAGGGGAGTTGAATAACTAATCCTCCATCCATCTCATATAATACTTGGTGGTGCAAATGTCCTGTGAACCAAATGTGGGATTCAGTTTTACCCCAAAGAACTCGTTGCTCTTTTGACATTAATGTAGGAAGTTTCTCCTTTTTAACTGAATCACCATGATTAAACCCAATCAATGTTGCCCCATATTGGGTGTAATGTCTTGTTTTTGGATTTAATTGAACTTCAACATCGTCAACATCTTCATATGCCGCCGATAAGTATAACATTAAAGCAATTGCACTATGCCGGTCATGGTTTCCAGCCATAAATGCCACTTCAACAGGTGCAACTTGCCTTAGTATATCAATATGCTCACGAGCCAATTGGCAACCTGTAATCAATATTTGTGCTGGGCTTCCGCACATATCTTGTGGCGTTCCCCGAGTAGTCATTCCTAAGTCATTATCAACATGAAACCAATCTGAACCAGTAGCAAGTATTATTTTATCAGGGCGAGCTGGCAACCATGAAATAATTTCATTTGTTCTTTCAAGCAAACGGGAACGAGCCTCCTCAAAGTTATAGGTTTCACCGACTTCATCAACCCAACCATGCTTACCCCAATGAAAATCAGTGGGAGACATAACAACACAAAACGGCTCTTTAGCATCGGCAAGTTTTGCTTTAGGCACTTTCTTAGGTGCTTTTTGCAAGTCACCAATCATCCCTTTGTAAGTATCTTCAAAATTAAACCATTTCTCAGCGGCCTGTTCTATCTCCTTCCACTTTTTCTTCTCGTATTGTTTGTGAATCTCACGACGATTGCGAAGAATTAGGTCGGCAACCAACTCATCATTGTTCTCACCCATAACTTCTTCGTCTGTATATGGTAACATATCATGAGTCCAACAATGAACTCTACGGTATTCATCAAAATAAGCACGAGGAAAGTTAAACTCTCGTGCTATTTCATTAATAGTAGCACCCTTGCTTGCCATATTAGAGTATGCAGACTTCATGGCTCGGTGCATATCACCATTAATAACCATATTTTCACCTGCAGCACGAATAAAAGTTATATATGTATCTGCTTCTTCATTATAATAATAAGGGGATTTGTCGTATTGTATGGTGTTTGAAGTTTCTTTTTGTGCTTTGATATAGCGGAAAACAAGTGCCTCCCACCCTTTATGATTTCTTTCTGGGTGAACCAAAGTTAATGCGGCGGCAATTTTAGTTTTATTGCCCCGCACATCTAATGGATATAATTCTAATAAAGACTCTATTTTATCGTAACCGCTTTGGATTGATGGTTTTGAACCCGCCATATTTGGTCTGAAAAGACGGCCAGTAATAACTCTTTCTGTGTATAACTTTATTGTTTTTGGATTTTGTATAAAAAAATAATGTGGTGCTGTGCAACGGTTTTAATTATTAATTATTAATCCTTATAACGAAAAAAAATTACCGAACAATCCCTACTACTATTAAGAATAGATTCCACTGTCTTAAGAAGAAATAATAAAAAATAGGTATATGCCACTCAGTGATGCGTTTTAATCATTTGGGCATAAGCAAAAGAATAGATGGGCGGTTGATTCAAATACACTATGGCTTATTTGAACATCATGGCGAAACAGGGTAGGCTATCCAAAATCTTCGGCAAAAAGACGATTATTGCAGAAGAAATGCCTATGTCAGTGGGCAACAGAAAGGCTATGCCATCAGAAGTATTTGCTGGTTTGTCCGATGTGTTACAATCCACTGATGACATGAACCGCTCCGCACGAGCCCGTTCAACATACGACCAATACGACCAAACCTTTGACCTATATGATAGCATGGTTAAATTAGACCCCGAATTAAACGGTGCTGTGCGTTCCGTTTCATTAACTGCTAATAACTACCTAATAGATTACAAAGGGGCTAAAAACGCATCCATTCGTAACGCAATAAAAGAATTGGTTGAACAGGTTGATTTTGATGACATTCTAATATCCGCTTTAAGAAACCTAATGGTTTATGGGAATGATATTAACAAACTTGTGGGTAAGGCAGGTGTTGGTATTACTAAGGTTCAATCTCTTCCAGTAAAACAGATTACTATTATGGATAAGCGGGTTGATAAAAGAGATATTGAGTCATCCGGTTATACAGGACACATTACCGAAGATAA